TATAAGGCCCCGCAACCGGAAGCCCATCTGTTATATTCCATTTTGCAGTAAACCAGCCATTAAAACCATTTTCAGCTTCAATATTTCCTTCATTGATTAATATATATTTTTCAGTATCTACCCAGTTTAATTCATTTTCATCAACAGCTTCAAGCCATTTGTCTGCATTATTAGCTTTTACTTTTGCCCACATACCAATATTATTCATCCAGCCTCCCGAATAATTCAATATCGCATAATCAATACTGAATGCCAATACATTAGCTGTTGCTATTAAATTTGTACCAAATGATTGATAAACATAAATTGAATATGCAATTGTGCTTCCTCCGATATTAAATCCATCAACTTCTGATTTTACAGAATCATTAATAGAGTTCATCCCTGCCCCGGAATTTGTCCATTTATCCCAGGTTCCTGTATCTTCATCATAAGTTGATCCTTCGATTTTCCAGTTATCAATTAAACTTTCTTTATAACCGTAATTTTGATTAACAGTAATTTTACTTGCAGGAGCCTGAATAATTTTCACACCGCCTGGTACCTGTCGTAAATAAGATGAATAACCACTACGATTAATATATTGTTTGGGAGTGTAACTGACCGATGTTTTAATTGCAGCCCCGGTAAAAAATCTACCATAAACAGTTGCGCCGATAAGTTCTTTGGGACGATAGATTTGAAAAATACCATCTGTCTGACGAATACAGGCTCCATATAGTTTAAATATCTCTTTAAGTGCTTCATCACAATAAATATCACGGAAGATATCGACATCTATTTTTATCTGATCCATAGGCGAATCATCAACTGAATCATCCATTGATTCCTCATAGATATTGATAAATTCCTTAAACTCAGTGAATCCTATTTTGCCCAATATATCGAGTATTATCTGGCTTTGAAGTTTTCGCCCCTCATAATAAGTACCGTCATCATCATAGAGAATATTTCTCAGCAATGAAAGCCCGTCTGTACAATAAATCGAAACATCATAAGGCACATCTTCATAAGGTTCCTCATAATTCTGAGTATCAACAAATCCACACCAATAAAGACTTTCTCCCTGATAAATCTCAACATAAAACTGCATATCTTCTGTTGAATAGAGATCAGCCAGGGCAAAATCAGTAATGGATTTGACGGAAATAATTGCACGGGATTCTTTGATAGGATCATAAGGATCATCCGATTCATTGCAAAACTCAAGGATAATCGGTTCACCTGATCCTTTAAAATAAGTCAGTTCGCCACTGAATCCATCCTCATAGATTTTTGTTGTCCATGTGATCAACCGGATATCGGCTATCTCCTGACGGTATTTCTCTGCCCATGCCATTTAATTCTGTATTCCTGATCTACGTAAAGCAATTACTATATCTCGCCCCTTAACTTTTACCTCATCCACTTCAAGATGAATATTTTGTGTACCTCCGGCCGGGATTATTTTTTCACCGCTGCTCAACAATGCCGGATATGTGTCATTGGGATAACCGGGGGGAACTGTCCCACCATGTTGAAAGCCAATACCACCAAACATTTTCATTAATTGCGTTGTTGCACCGACTCCCAAAGTCATAGGGAATATAGCCCTCATTAAAAATAACACAGTAGATTTAGCCAGAAGTTCAGCAACCAATCTCTTTATACCTGTAATAAACACATCAATCATATCCTGAAAGCCCTGACCTGTTGAGGTGAATAACGCCGAAAAAGAAGCTGATAAAAGACTAACTGCCTCCTGTTGGGCATAAAGAGCTTTAGTCAAATCTTCTACTGACATTAAAGCCTCCGGGCCTGTTGTTAATCCTTTTTTTGTTCCTAATATTGATTGTAATGATTCTCTGAAAGTAGGTGTGTAAGTCCCTGCAACTTTAGGCATTCCAGGAGCCGGCAAAGTCATCCATTCATAAGGTTTTGCAGCAGCACCAGTTACTTTTTTGACAGCGGGATAAAACTTATCAGTAAGTATTTTGGCAGCATTCATCCAGCTTTCAGCCATAATATCTATTTCTCCTGAAGCTATTTTTGCATCATGAATTACAGTGCCAAGAGCAACAGACCAATCAATATCTGATATATCTTTATATATATTTTGTAAATCTTCATGTGTGTCATCAAGTGCGTTACCAAGTACATTAGTAGCAAATTCAGCTATACGTGTCATTGTAGGCATTAGTTTTTCACCAAGTACTTCCTGAAAATCGCCCCATGCATTTTTCCATTTAGTCACCGCTCCGGCTCCTACTTCAGCAGCAGCTACGGCCTGCCCGCCTACTTGTTTATTAAGTCCATATATTGCTGATTCAAGACGTTCTGAACTGCCGACAGCACCATTAATCTCAATACCATACCGTGTTAAAGCATTAGTTGATGATCCAATAGATTTAGCAACAAGATCAGCGGATGCAGCAAGATCCATCTTTTTACCTGTAGCAAAATCCTGAACAAGTGGAAGTAATCTTTTTAATGCATCTTCATTATCTCCTATTATCATTGCAAGCCTTGATCCTGCTTCTATTGTCTTCTCATCACCAAAAAGAGTTACTTTTTGTAATTCACCAGCTTGTCTTATAATACTTTGCTGAATATCTTCACGCCCTTTAAGAGCAACTAATAATGATCGTTCCGCTTTTGCTTGTACATCATAAAGACCAAGTACTCTTTTACCAAAATTAATAATAATACCAACGGAAAATGCTGCTGCCATGAATCCTGCAACTTTCTTGGCCCATGACCCAAACGATGATTGTGTTTTCTGTAATGTCGAATCCAGTTGAGTGCTGTCACCCTTGATACGTACTATGAGATTATGCAAAAGTCCCATTATGTTTTATTTAAGCTATTAAGTAATGTCTGTCGTATAGATTTCAGTTCAGCCTTTGATATTTTTGTCTCTTTATTTTTTTTCTCGATTATTTCCTTATCATCTCCTATCCTGAATACTGCCCGTGAATTAACAGGCTTATCTTCTTTCTTAATATATGGATCGCAGGCAATGATCGTAAAGACCACCTCTCTCATCAGCCAGGCAGTATTTCTCTCCCAGTTGCGCCAGTACCCTTCGACTGCCATCCCGTATTCCGGTATTGTTGAATGTCTCCATCGTTCTATTGTCCAGCCTAACTCTCCGAGGGCAAAGGCCCGGAGCTTACCGAGGCTGACTTTTTTTTTACAACCTTACTTTTCTTTGTCTGATCTGCCATCTTGCCTACAAGTCCTTGCATTTCCTTTATATATATCTCTCGTGTTTCCTGACTCATATAATCATACCATAATTTAACATGAGAAAATTTATACTTCGGTTTTTTATACATCTCCTTGCAGGCAGCCAGATAACCGTTCCATACTATTGAAAGAGACAGATCATAGTTACTGACCTTACTTTTCTCATCCAGTTCCCCGATATCTACTCCCAGATGTTCACATACCATCTCCAGTGTCATTATCTTAAAAAGAAACGGCACTTCTTTTTCAAGGATTAATCCGGCAAAACGGAAAGGCATTTTAAGTCTGACTATCATACCTTGAAAGCATAAAGTGATGATAAAGCCCAGTTGGCAGCATCCGTATTGGCCAATCGTACCGAAGCCGATTCATCAGTCTCCGTACAAGTTAATGTGATAATATTTAATCCTGCGACCAGGCTTTCTTCATTGCTGATATAAGCACTGGTATTATCCCAAATACCTATTGTCGGAACTTCACCTGAAGTAAGGGCCAGGAATACCGCTACTTTGATAACATCTTCATCAGTAACTGAAATTGTATTGCTATTCGCATAAGCTGTTCCGGCTTCGTTAATAGCTGAAGTGATAGCAATATCCGAGATTGTGAAGGTATCATAATCAGTACCTCCGGCATCCGGATCAGTAACAAGACTTGCCGATGTTCCTTTAAGATGATAAAGAGGTCCATTAACTTTAAGTGATCCTGTTAAAGCAGCCGGTATTTCCGTATCGCCGGTTAAACTGACTGAACTAAGATCCACCTCTCCTATTATGGGATAGCTTATACCCCCGACAATAACCATTAGTAATGATGTCCTGCCTGTTATATAAGCAAGCAGATTCGCAGCCGACAGACCCGTTGTTGACATCAACGCATCAAAACTGACTGTCGAATTTCGTTGTCCTTTCTCATGTTCCGCCCATCCACCCGATTCTTTGTTTGTCGCATCCGGCAGATCCTGCTCTGCTGTGATAGTAAGCCCTCGCTGAAGTGCTATCGGCTCGCCATCTGCATAGAGCAATACCAGTGTTCCGCTAATCTTTGCCATTATATTGCTGCTAAAGGTCCGTTACCTTTTATATTACCGCTAAACGTAGTAGGTACTTCTTGAGGACCGGATATGCTGATATTCTGAAATGTCCCTTTACCAGTCCATCCCGCTGCTCCTGTTGCACCATCAGTGGTGAATTTTATATCCGTATCCGCTGATCGTGCTATGATAGCTGCCAGTATCTCATCAGGACTTAATCCCTCTCCTGCTTCATCATATTTACCATCAAAACTGATATTCCAGTTTCGCAATCCCTTCTCATGCTCTGCCCATCCCTCTGATTCCTTCGTAGTGGAATCCTGAAGATCAACATCAACAGTAAGTGTGGCATTGGTCTGGTGTAAAACCCTATCCGATCCACTTATTATTGCAATCAATGTTCCATTGTACTTTGCCATGTTGTTATGTATTTAATTATTACTCAATTATAAAATCATAAATATCTATAAGTCTTATTCTTGAAATTCCTGTATCGCTCAGTTCCACAATCGGGTTAAAAGTCCCGGGACAAAAAATTATTAATGTCCTGTCACCACAAGTAAAAGTCGCAGCCCTGGTTGGCTTGAGCAATCCCCGGACAACATTCAAAATCCCCTGAGCTTTTTTCTTATCAGCTCGCTGCAGACTCTCATTAACAACCTCTATCCTGACAGTACCATAATAGACGAAATCATCCTTCGTGCCATCTTCACCATGCAGTATATCGCCGATACAAACATAGATTGAAGGCGGATTCTTGGGTATGCTCTTATAAACCGGATAAGTAATCCCTGAATAGTTTACATTACCGTTAAGTACTGTATAAATCCCTTTTACCAAGTCATAGCTGATATCTACATGAACTTCACTCATCCTTTCGTTACTTTATTAAGCTCTTCCGTCACTCTTTCCCTTAATTTTGTATCCTGCCTGACTGCTGCAAAACCCAGATAGGACATTGCCGAAATATATTTGGTTCCAAACTCAATGAATCCTCCATATTCGACAGGAGTACCAGTAACAGCTTCCATTTCCCCGATGGATTCATTAAGTGGTTCATTACCCATATATTTAATTCTTTTAGATTCAGCATGAACAGAAGCACGGAGACGATCCGTTTCGATGCGTCTATCTCCACCCAAGCCCCCCTCCAGTCTCATTTTAGCATCATTGGCAACAGCAATAGCTGTTCTATCCACGCCTCTCTCTACGGCTTTCTCAGCTTCCTTGCGATATTTCCTGAAATCAGCAAGTAACTGTTCCGTCCCTTCAATCTTTATGTTTATCAGAGGTTTCATTTTTTTGTTGCTGCAAGTATTACTATCTCATTAACTTTTGATCCCGATCCTTTATTTCTCGTTATTGGCCTTACAGGATAAAGAGTCATACCGTTATGAGTTATCTTCAGATTATCGTTGTAATCGTTATCCCAGCATTTGATCTTATACAATACCCTATCAACCAGTTCATCTTCTTTCAGATAACGGGTTCCGTAAATCTGACGGGTTCCGTCAATCTGAGCTATCTTAGCCCTGACAGTCTCCGAGGTCTCAACTTGTGTAACATCCCCATCACTTTCCGTCTCAGTGATTGTCGTGATAGTGATAGTTGTATTAAATTCTCCGACTCTCATAATCCCATATTCTCATTGATAGATTCGATAAGCCTTCGTGTATCATAGGGAATCCTGCCAACACTGATCTCCTCAGTCACCCCATCCTGCCTGGCATTGAAAAGCGAAGTCACTATGCGTTTGATCACCTCATCAGCCACAGTGTTTGCCTTTCCCGCATTAAAAGTCACTTCCACGTAATAAATCACGGAGGAAGCACCTATCCTGATAGTACCGTAAACCGTTGCCGGCCGTATGCGTTTTTTATTCAATCCCATCTCCTCATGATCAACAGTCGCACCGCATACCTGCACAATAATAGCAGGATCAGAAAGCACAGGACTGACAGGCAGTTCATACCAGCCATCTTCAGCATCTTCTTTCTCAAAATATGCCTTATACTGTTTGTTGACTACCGATAAGGCACAATGAGCCTCCAGCCATATACGTGCAGTGGTAATCAGCTTTTGTATATCTGCGTCCTGATCATCACCGGGATAACCCATAAATGATTTACACTCAGTGACAGATACAGGCTCATTGATGCTTGTTGACAATACTTCCAGTTCCATTTACTTAGTCTCCCTTTTTGCTGCTTCCTTGTTCTCTTTAGCCCCTACTTTTTGAGCATAGCCATTTCTTTCAAGAAACTCCGCATTGCGGGAAGTGACCAGCCGGGTACTTCCTTTCTTATCCACCTTACCATTACCGTGAACAAAATTTTTCAAAAACTTTACTTTTTCCATATAATTGATATTTAAAGGAGGACAGACTGGCTGCCCTCCCTGTCTTTTAGCGTTGATAGAGCTTGAAAAGTACCGCGCTGACAATAATACTATCAGTCGCAGCACATGCATTGTCATCGTTGACAATCACTCTGTAATAACGATAATACTTAGCGCAATTACCAAGATTCATCCTGGTTGTATCAAGCAGTTCTTTAGTAGCCGTATTGGCCGCACTTTCCACAATGGCTGCATAAGTACTATTCTCAAAGATCTTACCCTGAAGATCAATGTCGTAAGTATCTGTACTCCCTGCCCGTGTCAGTTCGACACGAGCATTACAATTAGTCGGCATATCCTTATTGGTTATTATCTCCCAGTAAGCTGTATCGGCAGTGACACCACCGACAGTCTGAGTTCCCGACCATCCGTAATAAGTATCTCCTTCCCGCAGGGTGCGTGATACCACCGTTGTTGTCTGTGCATTGACAAAGGCAGCAAAGAAGGCAAACACAAATAATAAACTGATTAATTTTTTCATCTCATACCTCCTTTCTATTAAGCACCTTCATATAAAATTGCACCGGTAATATCTGCAAATGCATCATAAACAAATGCATATATATGAGGAGCCGGAAACTT